GATTTATTTTCTTTTCCGGTCGCTCTCCAGAACGGCCCGGATCAGTTCATTTTCCCGGTCGATCTTTTCGCCCAGGCTTTGCGACATATCATCCAGTTTCTTGGTGGCCTCCGCCGGCGGTACGCTTTTCCCGTCCGGCTTGGTAAAGCACCCCTGCGGGTTCAGCGCCAGGATGGTGTAACAGTGTCCCAGGCGCACGTCCAGGGCCATAAGCGCGGCCCTGGCCTCCAGCAGGTGGCCTTTCCGCAGGCCCAGGTTCGGCTCTCCCTTTGGAAAAATGCTGTTCGCCTTTTCCGTCTGGTCGATCACCTCCCCGGCCAGCGCCGCCACCGGCTCCGCCAGCAGGCGGGCGTACCTGGCGGAAAGCCGGGTCAAAAATGCCACGGTTTCCGTGTAAATCTCATTGGCCAGGTTCACATACTCCGCCTTGCTGGTGGATCGCTTGCTTTTCAGGACAGACATGGCCGCCCCTCCTCTCGGTGTGTGTTCGGCGGGATCCCGCCCACTTCCGTGGGCGGGATTTTCCCCGATTGCTCCGCCGGATTAGGCCGCAAAGCCGGCGGCCACGGCCCAGGAATGGGTCGCGTTGCCGTCGCTGGCGCCGCCGTTGGTGTTGACAAGGCAGAAACTGTTCGTGCCCGTCGCAATGACGGACCGGCACCACGCAATGGCCGCCGTGCCGGTGGCGTTGTGCTTGTAATGCACCTTGCTGTTGCCCGCCTGATAATAGGCGTACTGCTGCTGGAAGTTCTGCTCCGCGCTGTTGGCATAGGTCCGGGTTCCGTGGTACTCGAACTCCGAAAGCAGGGGCAGGTAGTCCGTGGTGCTGGTCACATAACTGGCCGTATTGTTGCCGCCGCCGGTGTTGTCCGAATACTTGGTGATCGGTTTCATAACGGCCCGGAGGTCCGCCGGCAGGGCCGCCAGCAGGGTGTTGGCCCGGGGGCTGGTGGGGCTTGCGTCGGACCCCAGCACCGTCTTTCTCATGTGGCTGTTGGCCCACCCGCCGCTGTTGGTGTTGCTGGTGTTCATCGTGAACGCGCCGGAGGTGGAAGTATAATTTCCGTATTCACTATCACAGAGGCCCACCTGGGTATTGCCGATTTTGCCGATCTTGAAGTGGATCCGGTTGGAACCCTCCCGGCTGGCGTTGTGGTTGAACCCGATAATAAACACATTGATCGCCAGGTTGGAAATGTTCGTATTCCCCACCTTTCCGTTGATCGTGATCTGCTTGGTGTCGCCTACGTCCCAGTAGTTGGCGCCCTGCCCGGCGTCCGAAACGGCCTTGATGGTGGCCCAGGAATTGCTGTTCAGGGTGTTGGAGATCGCGGTCACGGTGATGGCCTGGGTGTCCGTTTTGGTCACGCCGCCCTCCGCATAGGAAACAGTGATCGTGGTGTTTCCCGTGGCCAGGGCGCCGGTGGGGGAGTAGGTGTACCCTGTCACCGCCGCGCTGCTCCCGTCGTTGTAGTGGGCCGTCACCACCATGCCCGCCGGGTTGAAGGTTTCCCCGGAGAAATAGGCGGTTTTGTTGGGGGGCGTGGTGATCTCGATACTCTCCAGCACCTTGGCCACGGTGATGGCCTGGGTGGTCTGTTTGGTCACGCTGCCCTCCGTGTAGGAAATGGTGATCGTGGTGTTGTTCATGGCCAGGGCGCCGGTGGGGGAGTAGGTGTACCCTGTCACCGCCCGGCTGGTTTCGTCGGTGTAGTAGGCCGTCACCACCATGCCCGCCGGCTGGAAGGTTTCCCCGTACTTGTAGGCCGTCTTACTGGGCGGCGTGGTCACAGCGATATGGTCCAGGGTCCGCACCGCCACCGCCACCGTGGCGGTCTTGGTGACGCCCGCCCGGACGTATGTAATGGTTACGGATTGGGTGCCCGCCGCCATGGTTTCCGGGGAGAAGGTGCAGTCCTCGGTCACGTCTGCGGTGGTGTCGTCGGCAAAGGTGGCCGTCACCACCATGCCCGTCGGGTCGAACGCCTCCCCGATGAAATAGGTGGTCTTGGTGGGTTGGGTGGTCACGGCGATCCCGCTCGTGATCATCAGGTCCACCTCATACAGCAGGGCGCCGCTCACGTTCACCACCTCGGACACGCTTTCCCCGTTCAGTTGGGCGGTCACGGTCCAGTTTCCCACGTTGGGCAGTTCAAACTCCGTGGACCCTGTGCCCTCCAGGGTGGTCACGCCGTCCGAACAGGTCACGGAGGCCCCCGCGCAGGTGGTCACATTGATGGCCGGGCTTTGCACCCCGATGGCCTCTTTCAGCGCCTGCAGGGTGGTCCGCTTGTGCTGGTTGTTGGTCACGTCATAGAAGGGGATCAGGTCCTGGGTGGTCATGGCCTGCGCCGCCGTCAGGGCGTTGGTGGGGGCCTGGTAGTCGGTGCCCGGCGTGGCCGCTCCCACGCTGTACGTGTCGCCGCCCTCTCCGGTGGTCTTGGTCCCTTTCAGGATCCCCTCCGCCTCGATCTTGTCCTGCTTGTTCTCCAGGGCGCCGCCGTGTGCGTTCGGGTCCTCGTTGTGGTCGTCGATCAGGTCCTGCAGGCCGTCCTCCAGATCCGGCTTTAGGGTCCCGTTGAAGTAGTCCGCCACGTCCTCGGCGGTCATCCACGCCTCCGCCGGATAGTTCACGTCCACCTGGATCCCCGTGGTGACGGTGATGGAGATAGGATACCGGCGCACGTCCGGCGCGGTGCCGGACACGTAGGCGCTCACGTACTGCTTGGCGTCGCCCAGGGAACCGTACCCGATCATGGTTTCCGCGCCGTTCCCTACCTTGCCGAAAATGCCAAATTCACCGATCCAGAACCCTTCCTGCAGGCCGCCGTTCAGGTCGGACCGATACTCCACGATCATGTTGACGTTGTTCCCGTCCACCGTCGGCTCGGTGCTGGTGGCCTCCGGCCCCGGGGCGATCAGGTTCGTCAACTTCCGGGCGGCCTCCGCGTTGTCTGCGGTGCCCTCGCCCATGACCGCCTTTGTGATGGTCAGGGTTTGGCCCGCCACCATGCTGGCCAGAAGGGCGTTTCCGGCCTCTGTAATTACAAATCCGTAAAACATGGGTTTTCCTCCTGTTTAGATTGCCGCCGGGATGGCGGTTTGTGTTATGGTTCCGAAAGCGCCGCCCGCATAGATCGGGGCGTCCATGTGATAGTCCACCGGCGCCTCCGGCATTGGCGTGGACGTGTACCCCTTTCCCATGGTCCCCGTAAATGTCACGATCTCCGGGTCCATGGTTGTGATTGTGATAATATCGTCCAGCCACGACGAAAGCCGCTTGACGGAGGACAGGACCCGCCGGAACTCCTCCAGTTCCCCCGGCCCCACCTCTCCGCCGTCGCCTACGTAGGCCCGGAAATGGTGGGGATCCCCGTCATACTCGTACCATTCCTCGATGTACCCGGTTTCAAAGATGGTTTCAATAATCCGGTTGACCGCCGCCGGCGTCCCCATTTGCGTGTAGAACAGGAGGGACCCCTGGATCAGCGCCCGCTTGGTTTTCAGGGAATAGTTTTCGTCATAGGACGGGGTGCGAAGTTCCACGGCCATATAGTCCAGCAGCCACTCCGGCATGGTCGCTATGGCCGCGTAGGTCCTGGCCGCGTCGGAGTAGGCGCACAGTTTTTCAATCTGCCGCCCCACCGCGTAGGCGAAAGCCTGGGTTTCCACCTGGCTGGCCAGGTTGTCCGGCATAATATCTGTGAACCGGCTCCCGGAAAGTTTAATCATCTTCCAGCCCCCCGTAACTGATCACGGCCTCCCCCTGGAGGGCGGATACCTTGGTGGCGTCCACGGTGGTGTATGTGGGGGCCGTCACGGTCACGCGCTTGGCGCCCGCGTCCATGACCATGCGGACCAGTTGGGAGGGGTTTATATCCCGTCCTATGGCCCGCTGCCAGGTCTTGTACTGCTCCACCGCCGCCGCCACTTGCTGCTGGATCGTCACGGCCTGGGCGCTGTCGCTCCGGTTGATGTAATAGGTCAGGTTGATGGTGTACGTGACCTCTTGCGGCGCGGCCACCCGTACCAGGTCCGTCATGGGTCGGATCGTCTTTCCCTGCAGGTAGCCCTCCAGGCCCTCGATCATTTCCTCCCCCGGGGTGCTGCCGTCGGCCATGATGAAAACAATGTCCACGGTGCCCGCCGCCTGGTTGCTGGTGGCCACCACGTCGCCTATGGCGGCGTTGTACGCCTTGGCGTGGTACAGGTATCCGTCCTCCGGCCCGGCCGTAGAATAGGCCCCAGGGGCCAGGAAAACCCGTTCCGCCAGGTCGTCGTCGCTCTCGATCTCTGCGCCGCCCTCGGTGGCCGTGGTATTGCTCACGCTGGCCACGTAGGGGATCGGGTCCACGATGGTGGACAGTTCCCCGACGGCGAACCCGTTTCCGTCTGTGCCCGCCACCGTACAGGTGGCCGGCACGTCCACGGTGGTGGATCCCGCCGGGATCTCCGCGTACACGTCCGTGGCGAAGTAGATGGACCCCGCCGTGGAAACGCGGGTCCCCTGGGGGATCCCGGTGGCCGTGTCCCGCTCCGCCGAAAGGGTAAAGCGCAGGGTTGTGGTGGCCGCCGTGGCCGGGTTCCGGGTCACGCCCTTAAAAATGGCCAGGTTGTCCAGGAAGTCCGAATAGGAGTATTTCAGAATATTTTGTTTTCCCTGCCGGTCAATGTACTGCATGGCCTGGTAGATCTGCGCCGCCGCCGCGTATAGTTCCATGCGGTGGACGCTGGACCGCTCCAGGGTCACGGTCTGGCCGGTGGCCCCGGAAATAAAACTTTCATAGTCCGCCACCATTTCCTGTCGCACCTGGTCAATGGTCTTGTTGTCGATGAAAGAAATGTCCGGCAGGTTCTTGATCGCGTTCATTTCGTCAGGCACTTGTGATCACCACCTTTGCAATTAAATTTCCTTGCCCGCCGGTGTCCCAGGTGATTTCCCGGACCTTCACCGTCGGTATGAACTTGGCCACCTTCTCCGTGACCTCCGCCGTGTATAGGCTTTTGGCCACCTCGGGCGGCATATCCACAAAGTCCATATTCAGGCCGAACTCCCGATCCAGGGGCATGGTGCCCTCCCGTGTGGACAGGAGAAGGGCCAGTTGCCGGTCCAGTTCCGCCAGGGCGTTTCCGGCAAAGGTGTATTCCAGTTTGAAGTCGTAAACGCCGGTTTCGTTCATGTGTACTCCTCCAGGCTTATGGTCAGGGTGGCCCGGGCCAGTTCGCCCCGGTTGTAGACGGTGTTCCACGCCTCACTCGAACCCGTCAGCCGGAAGGGGTTACTGCCCACCGGCCTGTTTCCGATCACCAGAGTTTCCGCCGTCCCGTTCTCCACCATATTCTCGATGGCCTCCAGCACGTCCCGGGGGCGTACCCCCAGGGTGGCGGAAAGGGTGATCGTCAGGCTGGCCGTCTGCAGGCCCGCCCCCAAAAATTCCGGCTTTGGCTTGACCCCCTGGGGTTCGTGGTTGGTCCACCGGCTCGTGACCTCCCGGGTCAGTTCCGAAAAAGTAAAAACCCGGTCGTCGCTCACCTCAAAGACGACATTCCTTCCCAGTGTTCCGATGGCCATGGTTTACCCTCCGATCCGCACGGTGGCGCTGCCCCCGGTGATGTTCCCGGTCCCGCTATGGGGCGCCAGGGCGTCGCCGGTTCTGGCCGCCGCTTTCCCGTTGATCCGCACCGTCCCGCTGCCGGCCGCCACCGCGCCCTGGCTGGACC